TGGCAGGAAAGTGCCAATCAGATGCGTGATTCCAGGTGGCACAAGCAGGTTCCAAATCGGGCTGAGCGTTTATGTAAACGTATGGAAGAAGTTACACCTGCTTAGCAGAACCAATACCTAAATTAGTATATCTTTTTTCATACTCTTTCTTGACAAGGTTAGATATTTGTTGACCTATTTTCCTGTCTTCATCTTGTGCTATCTTTTTTATTTTTGCATAAGTATCTACATTTACACTAACACTTTTCCACTTTTCATTTGAAGCCATCTCATGTATCCTTTCTAAGATATGATTAAAAAAAGTATACACTATCCTAGACAGTATGGGAAGTACAATAAGTATAACGCTAAAAAAACTGAGTTTATGGGATTTAAGTTTGATTCCAAATGGGAAGCAGAGCGTTATGGACAACTTTCATCTATGTCATTAGCAGGAATAGTGAAAGATTTACAACGTCAAATTAAATATGATATTGTAATTAACGACCAAAAAATTTGTCGTTATATTGCAGACTTTGTTTACATATTAGTCAATGAAGATGGCTCAGAAGAAAAAATTGTTGAAGATGCCAAAGGTGTACAAACCACTGATTTCATTATTAAAAAAAAGCTGATGAAAGCAATATACAATATAAATATAAAAATTTCTAAAAAAAGTACTTGATATTTCCGTACAAATCCCATATTGTTAATGGGTAAGGTTTTTTAATCATTAAACAGGAAGGAGGATTTATGACAGCAATAGCTACTATCGCAGAGAGCTTGGCAACGCATAAAGAAACTTTAGTTCGTAATTACGAACAAGCCAAGAAGGAGTTGGAGGACTTTAACAAATCACTCGAAACTAGATATTCTGATACTGCTAAAGAGATGTTGAAGCAAGAAGGTAAAGATTTTGGTACTGCAACTCTAATCGAAAATAATTATAAAATAAAAATTGAGATGCGTAAGAAGGTGGATTGGGATCAAGGTGGTCTTAAACTTTTTTTAGGAAGCATTTCACCAGAGGAAGCAGCTCACTATGCTAAAGTAAGTATTACAGTTCCAGAAGCGAAATTTACTAATGCCGTACCAGAGGTGCAGGAGAGGTTGAAAGAGCTTAGAACTGTAAGTTTGCAAGGTATCAAAGTAACTTTTGAGGAGATTGAATAATGGCATTTAAAATTGTTTCAGCAGAAGATCGACTCAAAGAAAAACGTGGTCATAAGATTGTTATTGGTGGTGTAAGTGGTGTGGGTAAAACCACTCTTGTTAAAACACTTGACTCTGATAAAACTTTGTTCATGGATTTAGAGGCAGGAGATGCCGCTATTCAAGGATGGCCCGTAGACGTTATCCGTCCTAGAACTTGGGAAGAATGTCGTGACTTTGCATGCTATCTTGGTGGTGCAAATCCTGCACTTAACGAAGATCAAATATACTCTGCTAGTCATTACGAAAGAGTTTGTCAGGAGTATGGTAATCCCACAGAAATGTTAGATAAGTTTGATACAATATTTGTGGACAGTATTACTGTTGCTGGTCGTCTTTGTTTCCAATGGTGTCAAGGTCAACCAGATTGTAAAACTTCAAGTGGTCGTTTAGATACTCGTGCTGTCTATGGCATGCAGGGTAGAGAGATGATGTCTTGGCTAACTCACCTACAACATATCTTAGATAAGAATGTTATATTCGTAGGTATCTTAGATAGCAAGGTAGATGATTATGGTCGCTCTACTTATGATCTTCAAATAGAAGGTTCTAAGACAGGACGAGAATTACCAGGCATTGTAGACGAAGTTATTACTATGGCTATTATGCCAGCTACAGAAGACACAGGAGCTTATCGTGCATTTATTTGTCACACTCTTAATGAGTGGGGGTATCCTGCAAAAGATAGATCAGGCAAACTAGAATTAATTGAAGAGCCTCATCTAGGTAAGTTGCTTAACAAAATGTCAGGCAACCAACCAATCCAAGAAAGAAAATTAGATTTTAGTATAAAAGAAGAAGGAGGTAAATAATGTCTATAAATTTTAATAACATAGAACCTAGTTCTGGTTCATCTGGAGAGTTTGAACTTATTCCAGAAAACACTATTGCAAGAGTTACTTTGCAACTTGAAGGTGGGGATGTAGAAGTTCCTGAGTTCGGTAGAGGTAACTTTTTCAAATCATCACAAGGTGGTGGCAGGGCAAAGTGGATGCCTGTCGTATTTACTATCACAGGTGGTGACTATAATGGACGTAAAGTTTGGCATAGAATTTTTGTTGATGGTGACAAGATGAGTGATCGTAATGTTCCTGTTGCAAAAGAAATTGGTTTAAGAACTATGCGATCTATTATAGAAAGTGCTCGTAACATTAATCCTGATGATACAACACCAAACGCACAACAAGCTAGACAGCTTAATAGTATTGAAGATTTAAATGCTATGGAATTGTGTATAAAGATTGGTATTGAAAAAGGAACAAATGGATATGCAGATCGTAACAGATTGATTATTCCTTTGACTCCTAATCAAGCAGGATACATTGGTGGATCTAATCCTACATCACCTGTTACTCCACAAGCACAACCTCAACAAAGTCAAAGTGGCAATGTGCCAGATTGGGCGAAGTAATGGAAGACAAAAATACTGAGCTTAGTCCTGATTTGTCTGCGAAAGAATATGCAAGGAGACAATCGTTGAGGAAGAAACAGAGGACACCTCATTCTGTTAACATTACTTTTAGTGATGAAGAGAATGAGGAGTTCTTAACTAAGAAAACTGCCTTTGAGAATAGTGTAGGATTTTCTGTATCAAAAGTGCAGTTTTTGAAATCTTTGGTGAGAAACGCAAAGTTTTGAGGAAAACGGATCGTTTCAAAGACCACCAGAGGGGTGGAAAGACATGCCTGTGTATGGTTATACCCCTCAGTTTTAATTTTAATTTAACGAAAGGAGGCAATCATGGTTGCTAAAAAAACTACAGTAAATGAAATGGGTTTAAATATTGAACCATTACAACAGACAGAGGCTTATTTTAAGATTATAGGCACTGCACCTTTAATTTATAATTCAATGTCTTTAAAGGCACAAAAAACTTTGCTGATGGGAGCAGCGAAGAAAACTGCCGCTCAAAAAAAGGAGATTAAACATAATCCTGAAGAGGAGTTTGTAGATAGTTTATATATCAACGGCAGTGATAATGCTTATCTTAGTTTCCCATCTACGGGGATTAAGAGAGGTATGGCAACTGCGGCTCTTGAAACTGCTGGTGTAACTAAAGCTAGTATCAATCGTGGTATCTACGTTGTAGGTGAACACATTAATATATGGGGTAAACCTTATATGAATATGTCGGTTGTTCGTTCTTCTGATATAAATAGAACACCTGATATTCGTACTCGTGGTAAATTGCCTAATTGGTGCACTCAAGTTACAGTTCGTTATATCAATCCTACATTTAGTCAGCATGACATTACGGCATTGCTTGTTAATGCAGGCACGTTATGTGGCTTGGGTGATTGGCGAATTGAAAAAGGTGGTCCTATGGGTGGATATAGAATTGTCCAAACAAAAGAAGACCTTAAATTGTGGGATAAAATTGTTAAGGAAGAAGGTGCTACTTGCCAAAAACTTGCTGTCAATAATCCAGAAATGGAGTCACACGATAACATGAGTCACGATCTTTACGAGGCAATCACACAAGAAAGGCTCAAAAGAGCGGCTGTCATTAAGGAAGTTGCTTAATGGCTAAACCTAAAAGATTTGGCAAAAAAGATCGTCAAGCAATTGTTGATGATTATCTAAATCAAACAGGCAGGAACACTATTGTTCCTGCCGAGTTTCACGAATGGTTGTCTACACAACCTAATCACCCAATGTATAAAGTATTGGAATGGGATGATGAAAAAGCTGCGATTAAATATAGAATACAACAAATTCGTCAGTTTTTTTCAGGTTGTAGGATAACTATTCAATATAAAGATGTTCCGTCTCAATCTATTGATGCTACTAATAGTATTGGTATTAGCGAACCAAAGGTATTGAAATTTCCAAGTTATATATCACCCATAGATGGTAGAGCACAAGGTGGTGGTTATCAAAAGTTTGATTTGGAAGATCCTGAAATTGTTGCTGAATTATGCCGTCAAGCCTGTAGAGAACTAAGGGCTTGGGTCAATAGACATGAGGGTATCTGTGTCATAAAAAATGTTGAGATAGATAATCTTAGAGAAGTGGCAGATTCTTTAGAAGAACATAGTGTGGAGAGTGAGGCTGTATAGCCTCACTTTTTTTAAGGCAGTTAACAAACGGCAAGTAGGGGTGAGGAACGTTCCGTTAGGTTGCGTTATGTTCTGTTAAGGCAGTTGTGTCGTGTTGAGGAGGGGTCAGATCAGTTAGGATATGTTGCTATGGGATATGTTAAGTTACGGCAGTCGGGGTGGGGTCCGGTCCGTTTGGTTCAGTTGCGTTTTGGCAGTTGAGTTTTGTTAGTCTGTGGTTGGGAGGGGTGCGTTGTGGTGCGATCCGTTTAGGCAGTCGAGGTGCGTTCAGGGCAGTTGCGTTGCGTTGCGTTTCATTACGTTTAGGCAGTTATGGTTGAGGTGAGGAGAGTTGCGTTGAGTTACTTTGCGTTTCGGTATGGCAGTTCACATTTGTTTTGTTCAGGTGGGGTTGGCTGGGGTGTGATGGGATTTGTTGTGTTCCGTTATGGCAGTTGTGGTCTTGTTAGTTCGAGTTGGTTGCGTTACGGCAGTTATTGTTGGGTGAGGTGAGTTACATTCAGGTCAGTTGCGTTGCGTTGTGGCAGTTGAGTTATGCTCAGGCGATTTTAGGTGCGTTGGTTTCAGGCGAGGTGCGTTATGTTGTGTTACGGCTGTTGGGGTGAGGTGCGATATTCTATGTAGGGGTGCGATAAGTTCAGGCTGTTGAGTTGTTGTATGTAGGGGAGAGGTGCTGTTAGTCATGTTTAGGCTGTTGGGGTGCGATATGTTGAGGTTGGCTGAGATAGGATCAGACGGGGTGAGTTAAGGCAGTTGAGGTTGTCTACGTTGAGATGTGCCGTGCTTTGTTTTTATGGGGTAAGGTAAGTAATTTAATTAAGAGAAAGGAGTTTTATGCTTTTAAGACCATATCAAGAGATTGCTGTTAATTCAGCTATAGATGCTTTGGATAAGCACGGGAACACTGTTGTTGTTGCACCAACGGGTGCAGGCAAAACAATAATGCTTTCTGCTTTGATCGGTCAACGCTGTCAAACCCGAAGAAATGTTCTGGTTCTGCAGCACAGAGATGAGCTGGTCAATCAGAATATGGATAAATTTAAACGCATAAATCCTAATATATTAACCAGCGTTGTCAATGCTGAAGAGAAAGATTGGAATGGAGATGCTGTATTTTCTATGGTGCAGACATTATCCAGACCGAACAATTTAGATAACATGAAGGTTATGGATATGATTGTTGTTGACGAAAGCCATCATGTCGTAGCCGATACTTACACTCGGATTATAAATTATGCTAAAGAGATTAATGATAAGGTTGAGATCGTTGGGTTCACTGCTACGCCTAATCGTGGGGATAAGAAAGGTTTACGTGAAGTCTTCACCAATTGCTCCCATCAGATCGAAATATCAACACTCATTCGTGAGGGTTTTCTTGTCGCCCCAAAAACCTTCGTCATTGACGTGGGTGTACGTGCTGAACTTCAAAATGTTCGCAAGACAGTGGTTGATTTTGATATGGATCAAGTAGCTCGGATTATGAATAAACGAGCAATCAACAAACGTGTTGTTGATGAATGGAAAGCAAAAGCATTAGGTCGCAAGACAGTTGTTTTTTGTTCGACAGTTGCTCATGCTGAAGATTTATGTGAAGAGTTTGTAGAGCAGCAGGTAAAGGCAGAGGTTCTTACTGGCAACACAGATAAAGATGTTCGGGCTAATATCCTGAATGATTTATCAAACGGTGATTTGGAAGTGGTTGTTAATGTAGCTGTGCTTACAGAAGGTTTTGATGCACCACCTGTATCCTGTATTGTTTTAACTCGTCCATGTTCTTACAAAGCAACTATGGTGCAGATGATTGGCAGAGGTCTTCGTACCATTGATCCAGATGAACACCCGAACATAATTAAAACAGATTGTGTTGTGCTGGATTTCGGAACTTCTGTTCTTACACACGGTTCATTAGAAGATGATGTCAATCTTGAAGGGTCAGAGTCTAATATGCAAGGTCAGGCACCAGAAAAGGTTTGTCCTGAATGTGATTCAGTCGTGCCGTTAGGTGTTCGTGAGTGTCCTATCTGTGGTCATGAGTTTGGTCAGAACCAAGATACAGATTTAGTAGAGTTTAACATGACAGAGATTGACTTGATTGATCGTTCTCCTTTCAGGTGGACAGATTTGTTCGGTACAGGCAAATGTTTATCTGCTTCGGGTTTCAATGGCTTTGCTTTGGTAGCAGATCTAGGGGATATATCATGTGGCATTGTAAAGAGCTCTGGTGGTAAGTTAAGAATGGTTAGTATTGGAACTAAACAACAGGCTATTGCATCTGCTGATGACTTTCTAAGAGAGATTGAAGACAGTAATAGTGCCAAGAAAGGTAGAAGGTGGTTAAATGAAAGAATCAGCGACAAACAGAAAGAGATGTTAGCTAGGTCTGGTATAATAATATCTGGATTTGATTTTTCATGGACAAAATATAGAGCAGCTTGCTATTTAAATTACCTATGGAATAAGAGCAAAATTGATTCTATGATACAAAATGTAATTAGAAAGGACGTAGCATAATGCCCCATGTAGAAATAAAAATTGTTTTAAACACTGAAAATGGAGAGTTAAACATAGAATTTTTTGCTCCTGTTGAAGGTATGTTTTTTTCAGAAGATGAAGTTATAGATAAAATAGGCGAGATAATAGAAAAAAAAATTTCTGAATCTGGCATTAATGCAAAGAATGGTTACGCCACTGCGTACCACGAAAACGAAGAATTGTTCATGATGTCATTCATGAGAACAGACGAAGGGGAGATTGAAGGTTGGAAGAAAATGGAAGAAATGACAAACTTAACAGTACACTAAAAAATGTTGGAAAATTGTTCGGACAAGTTGGCTGGAACAAGAAGTTTACGGAACTTGATGAGCAAGATGTGTTATACTTGGTCATGTCTATACAAAGAATGGAAGGATTAGAAGATGAATTTATCGAAACTTATTTGGCAGCAATCTGGCTCAAATTCAACATTGACGACAAGGAAGCAGGATTCCCTTTCGGAAAAAACCTGCAAAATAATACAGGAAGCAGTTGATGATTCGATACAGGAAGCGAACAAAAGTCAGAAAAGACGAACATATCTTGGAGCGTCTTCTCTGGGCGACTCATGTTCCCGTAAGATACAATACAGGTATATGGGTCAGGAGCCTGATAAAGAAAGTGAGTTCAGTGCCAAGTTATTAAGAATATTCCAATTTGGTCATGTCATAGAGGACATGGCTCATGGTTGGTTAACAAAAGCAGGGTTTGATTTGAGAGCTACAGATAAAAATGGCGAACAATTTGGTTTTTCTATAGCCGATGATCAGGTCAAAGGTCACATAGATGGTGTCATTTGTGGTGGTCCTGATGGCATAAAATATCCTATGTTGTGGGAGTGCAAGTCAGCTAACGACAAGAGTTTTAATGAGTTTGTTCGGAAAGGTGTTAGGGAGGTTAATTTAACTTATGCTTCCCAGATTGCATTGTACCAAGCTTACATGGATTTGACAGATAACCCTGCTTTATTTACAGTAGTTAATAAAAATAATTCTGAGGTATATTATGAGCTTGTGCCTTTTGATAAAGTGTTAGCTCAAAAAACAAGTGATAAAGCTGTTGAAATTTTAACAGCAGTTAAACATAATGAGATTTTACCTAGAGTTGCTGCAAACTCCGATTACTATTTGTGTAAGAGGTGTGAATTTAAAAGTAGTTGCTGGGTAAAACCCGAACAAGGTTAGTTGCTCGGGTTAAAAGGTGTATAGGAGTCAATATAATGCGTGTTTTACCATTTGACAATACTAAATCTAGTATGTCAGCAAGTGAATTAGTCGAGGAGATTAGTCAAAAAGTACCCAGACAAGTACAGATAGATGTGCTTCGTAATACTTTTCCTCAAGGAAGGGTAACTGGTGATTTATTTACAATCGGATCAACTTCAGGAGAACAGGGTAAATCCCTGAAGATAGATATTAATCCAAGAAGTCCATACTTTATGAAAGGTCAGGATTTCAATGGTGGTGTCGGGATCGGAGGTATTGTTAAGATATTGATGGAAGGTAGGGGTCTTAGGCTACCTGAAATTAAAGAAATGTTTTCGGAATATATTGGAGAACCAACAAACTTTGTTCGGGAGCAGCCAGTAGAGAACCCAATAAAAGTCCAGATTAACAGGCAAACACCTTACGATTCGGAGTATTTATATAAAAATTCTGATGGACAGGTAATTTGTTCGGTTCGGAAGTATCTTGTTCGGGATGGTTCAGGCACTCCTGTACTGGATACACACGGTAAACCAAAGAAAGAGTTCAGGCAATTTACTGGAGAACACCCATATCCTCGTATGCCTGATGTCAGGCCCCTGTATAATATCCCGAACATTTCTGCTTCGGATACGGTAATCTGGGTAGAAGGAGAAAAATGTGCAGATGCTTTAAACAAGATGGGTTATACAGCAACCTGTACAATGGGTGGAGCAGGGATGCTTACAAAGAAGTCAGCGTCACAGTATGATTTCTCTCCATTACAGGGTAAAGAGCTTATCCTGTGGGCTGATAATGACAATGCTGGCAAGAAGTTAGCTGAGTTAGTTCAGGAGTTAGCCCTGAACGCAAATGCAAAATCAGTTAAGATGCTTACACTTCCTCGTGGTAAACCAGAGAGATGGGATGTTGCTGATGCTATAACAGAAGGCTTTGACATAAATGAGTTTCTGAATACTACGAACAATTTTACCAGACAAAACATAAACCTGCTGGACGACAGCTTGTTGATATCGAGATTCGTTGGTCAGGCACCCGAACAAAAGTTTCTTGTGGACGGCACATTTCCGTTGGGAGTACCGATCATATTGTCAGCCGCAGGCGATGCAGGAAAGGGTATGCTTACACTGGATTTAGCGATGAAGGTCACTGGTGCTTTCCCGATGCGTAACTCATTCGGTGGTCACGTAACCGAGTTCGGGAATGTAGTTATCTTTACAGCAGAGGATGATGAGGGCGAGATGCACAGGAGGATAGAGCGTTTAGACCCAGAAAACGAAAGAT